CCCCTCAAAGCAATGAAATTGCCGTGGGGTTGGACATTAGTATACAACATTATAATTTAGCTGGTTGGTGGTCAAGGATGGTCTAAGTATTTAACGTAATTCACATTTAACTTATCTAAACTATTATAACACAATAGGATGTGATTGTCAACCCATGAACGCCCACGGTTGGCACCTATCACAAATAATATTTGTAGATAAAATAGCCACACATATTTCATTTTATTAACCTATGTAAGAAGTCCAGACTTGTAACTTGTCTTTCTATTAATTCTTAGAGCTGTCATTGTTTTACCACGATTACTTCCATCCAGAACATAAGAACAATGAATCCATCCACTATTTGGGTCAACTCCATCATAAAATTCTAGAATAAGTTGATCAAATATTAGATTTTTTTCAATCCATTTTGCAAGGTTTGGATTAGAAATTCTTGTTGATTCAAAGTCTGCTGCTTGTCCATTACAATGCTGACTTGTCTTTGAACCACCTACTGCCTTGTTCAATGCTGGAGAACGATACCCACTATTGATACGGATAACTCCAAATTCTTCTCTTATTGGCTGTAAGATAAAATTACAAAGATTGGTTAAATTAATAACGTGTTCTCTTGTTGCATCATTTGATATACCCAAACGATCTGCAGTTGAACTTTTTATCATTTCTTGATACCCAAAGTTTTTTGTTAGGTGACCATTATATGATGGTATCTTGACTGCCATAATATTCCTTCCTAAGTTTATTTTATTTCAACTGAACCAGTAGTAGGATCGAATATAACTGTAAATGTTTTTTCGATTGGTTTAAGTGTTCCGTCTGCTTTGACGATAGGTAACTTACCCTCAACTGCGGCCATCAATGCCTCTTTGGCATTTTTGAATTCATGTGCGGGGTCTTCTTTTATAGCTTTGTCTAATTCTTTTTGTGCTTCTTTTGGAAGTAGATCATCTATCATACTTTCAACGTGTTCTGTTGCTAAGTCTGTAGCCTTGTCTATAACAAGACCAGAAATAACATTGAATAATAATAAAGGTAACATAATAATCTCCTAGAATTCAAATCCTTTGGGATCTTGTAGATATTTTTCCCACATTTCTATTCCACGTGCCGACATTGGTCTTTGCGGTACTTTTGAGAAAAATTGATCACGCGTCAAGAAATCATATTCTACTTTTTCTTCCACATCATCAAAAAGAACTTCTTTTAATACTTTTCTTTTTTGTGCCATTATATGCTCCTATTGTAGATTTTTATAGGTATTTGTCTTTTTAAAATTTTCGGGGTCAGAGGTATAGTACGCATACTCTTCTTCAGCATTCAGTGGTTGCCCAGAATCAATCACAGACTGTCTAAATTCTTCAAGGTCATTCCATTCTCTACTGGCCTGTTTAACTGCCTTTTCTACTTTTTTAGGAGCTTTTAAAATCTCTCCCATTGCTTTAGATATTTTCTTTTTACTTTTTTTCGCCTGTGCCATGTATATCCTTTACTTTGTTAAAAATTTGTAAGCTGCGGTTTGTTTGAATTCGGCTGAATTCGTTGTGTAAGCTTCGTAAAGAGCTTTAATATTAACAGGAATAAACGCACTGTCAAAAATCATTCCAGTTGAAGTTACTGCTTCTGTAAATTCTTCAATACTATTCCAAGTTGCATCACTTGAATCTTCTTTGAATCCTGCTTCTGCGTCAGTACTGAATCTTGGTAATTCTGGTTCAATTGCTTCTAATTCTTCAATAAGGTCTTCTTTACTGTGCCTTCGGTCTAACTCTACTCCAAGAGCTCTACCTTCTTTTTCTAATTCTTTTTTTGATTTAAAACTTCTGTATTTTGACACTTCACTACTCCTTGTTAAAATTTGTATTGATCTATACATTTATTTATAATCCCCCAATCTTGTGTGATTGGGGGCACCACAGTGGCTATTGACCGATAGGAATCAGTCTAGGCTTTTTCTCATCTGGAATTACTCGTTCCAGATTCACTATAAGCATACCGTCTTGAAGGTCGGCACTCTGAACAATAATATCATCACTCAGTTGGAACGCCCGAGAAAAAGTTCTCTTGGCAATTCCACGATGTACAAAATTGATTTCATTGTTTTCATCATTATCAGCCCCATCATCTTTCGCGGTAGTAGAACGGATGGTAAGAGTACCCTCAGTTACTTCTACTTCAATATCACTTTTTGAAAAACCAGCAAGAGCTAGTTCAACAACATACTGTAAATCATTAATTTTGCGAATGTTATATGGTGGATAACCAGATTGGGCGGTATCCATAGTATTAAGACGATTAAAAAGTCCATCGAATCCAACGCTGAATCCGAGCATCTTTTGTAAGTCTTGTTGAGTGGGGAATGTGTGTGGTGCTAATGTTAACATAGGGCCTCCTGTAAAGCGAGGTTAATAATGTACTTCAATCCTCAGCACGTGGACTTGAAGTAGGTTAGAGGTCACCACTATTGGTCAACCTCAATCACGCCATCCTTCTCCTTTGAAGAGATGATGACAGCGATGTTTTAGAACAGTCCAAACTAGACTGCTTAAAGAATCTGAAGTATAATTTCCAGATTCCTTTACTATCAACTTATATTTAGTCTTCATAATCTTTTCATCAATTTGCCAATTACTATTATAGTATTTAGTCATAATGTAAAAAAGTAAAAGGGTGAGTTTAATCACCCTCTGTCAGATGGTATATGATTACTTTTTGGTATAAATTCCCCAAAGTACCCATACAGCGACTAGACCAACTAGGCCTTCGCTTCCGAGTGATTTGACTACACTGGTAACTGATCCAATGACATCAATGCCAAGGAAAGGAACAGCTGCTCCAAAAAGAATTTGAAGAACCACGCCTAATGCGATTAACGCAAGACCAGCTTCTGTAAGACTGCGAATCCAGCCTGTTGCTTTTTCTAACATAGGATTACTCCCTTTTTTTTGAATTATAGTTTTGGCCATATAACTAATTGTTATTTGCCTGTTGAACCAAATCCACCTTCACGCTCGGTCTTCTGAACTGGTGGTTTTTTGATTTCGGTTAAACCATGATATATCTTTTTCACCAATTCAGCTTGACATACTCTATCTCCATTATTTATAGTCTTTGGAGCTTGAGCCATGCTAGTCATCATAACGAAAACAGGATTTACATAGTCAGAATCTATTATACCTTGACTATTTGTTAGGTATAACCCATCATTCCAAGCCAAACCTGACCTAGAATGAAGTCTAACTGAGTAACCTTCTGGAATATCAAAAATCAATCCAGTAGGAATTAATACTCGTTCCATGTTATTTATTTGAAGAACTCCGTTCTTGAATGGTTTTTCGATTACTCTGTTTAGAGTATCTTGACGAATTTGATATTTTGCTACTCCGTCAAAACACGCGTGAATATCGAAACATGCTGAACCCTCTGTTGCATAGAGTGGGTCTTTAGCATTCGGATGTAATTTGTAAAATTTTAATGTTGTTTCATTCTTGGTTGTTTTGGTCGCCATCTTCAGTCCTTTTACTTCCAATATTATATTTTGCTGTAAGATCCCATTGGTCTTTTTCTTTAAAAGATAGGATCTTTAGTTGATTCAACGGAACAACTAATTCACTTGAAGAGTCTGGATTCACTAGTGCAATTAAGCCCCATTCCGATAAAAGATTTGCTATTGTATTACGTCTTGCTTGGTCATTTTCTGAGAAGTTGGTTGGTTTACCATCAAGTGCAAATAATTCTTTAAAGTGTACGATATAGTATCTACCTTGTTTATGTAGTATGTGACAAGATTGATATAGTATTTTGTCTTTTCGGGAAGCTACCCCGATTCTAGTAAGTGTTTCACGCACCTTGAGAAAATCATCTGGATTCTCCAGAGTGCACTCCACCATGTTCTCTGTTCCTGTTGTCATTTTCCACTCCACCTTGATTCAGTTTATCTATGATATAAGCCAACTGATCCTCGGAGAGAATTCTTAGAGCATCTTTGGCTTTCTCATAACTAAATCCATAATACTCTTTAACCAGTTCAACATTTTGTAGTTTCTCTGGTTTCAGCCACTTACTATACCTTCGTTTCTTTCTAATATTATTTATAAGATAGTCAAACTGGAGTCGGCTGTCAAGGTGGTGGTTACGATTCATCTCATTTACTTGAAATATAGTGTCCATAAAGAAAGATAGACCACGATTTACGATAAAGGCGGCATACTTCCTCTCATCTTGTGGAGTAAGCATCACATCTTCTTTGGTTTCGTTAATCGCTTTTAGGTAATCAAATGGACTCATAGTAGTATTATACCATATTAAAAGGTTTTGTCAAGGCCCTACTTAATAGCTAGGGCACCAACGAATGAGTGGTTTCTCCAAAATGGTTGAACTGTTCTGAACCCTGCAAAAGATACCATGAGCTCAAGTTCTTTCCATGTGTGAGGTTTCATGATGTTTCTGAGTGTTCTCTCCTTGTCCATGATGTCTTCTGTATCAAACGATTTTCGCTTGTAATCATAGTAGTTAAAGGTTATCATATCTTGTACCATGGCACTCTCACATATAGTCTTTTCTGCAAAAATGAAAGCACCGCCCTCATTCAATCCATGATAGATATTTTGAACTACCTTCTTTCTATCTTTCTTTGGCATGAATTGTAGAGTGAAAATGGAAGTAACCAGATTACAATTTGAAAACTGGAACTTACGAATGTCTTTCATTACAAATTCTACATTATTAAAACCCGCACTATTCAATTCTAGTCTGCGGTCTTTCAAATTTTGTACGAATCCATCCGCAACTTCAACTCCAAAATATTGTGCTGTAGGAGAATGGTCACTATTATACTCCATCATGGCCTGTGTATTTTTTCCTGTAGAACATCCAATATCAACTATATTAGTATCGTCTTCTACAAAATAACGTGAAAGACTAACTACGTCTTCCATTAGATTTGAGTAACCACGAATAGATT